AAATACATACTCTAGAGAATGCTGCGACGGTACTTTGTGGGCTCAAGGTATAGGCAGTATTACAGCTACAAAATAAAAATACAAAAAAAATAATACAAACGTTATATATATATGAGCACAGAAAAAACAGTCTTTACTAAATTGTTTAAAAAAACTAAACAAGCTTTAAAGAGTCAAAAAGTAAGCTTAGCAAATATTGAAGACATAGTATTGCGTACTGACGGCGCTTCGTCTGACCTCGATGCTTATGACGATATGTTAAACGACTGGGTTATTAGATATATAGATTTACAAAACGAAGTTAATGGTTTGGTTAATATGGCTGACATAGCAGCAAACAGTATGTTAGATTTAGATAATGTAATGAGCGAATTTAGTACCGCCGCTGAGTCTTTAGGTATTAACCCTTTTCAATTTGACGAATACGCCAGCGCTACATTAACTTTAGGTAGTTATGAAAACAATATAGAAGATTTAAACGACACTTTAGGAGTGGCTAAAACAATGCAACAATTATAAATATGAGTACAGAAAATACAATATTCAGTAAGTTATTTAACAAAAACGCAATACAGCTAAAAAAGACTGACTTAAAAAAACGAAGCTTAAAGCTAAGTATTGTAGAAGACATTAACGATTTAGCAGACAGTTTAAGAGATTCTTATGACGTAGCTTCATATTATGCTAACGGTAGACTAGAAGAGCTTGAAAGCGATTATTTTGACGCTGTTAATGATATTAAACTAGAAATTGACGAAATGGCTATAAATAGCGCCGTACGTTTTTTACCTGAAGAGGGCGAAAAAATGCAAGCTTTAGTCGGTGAGTTAGAAAATAAATCTGAAGAGTTAGGCATTTTACCGTCTGAATTAATTCAAGGTTATGACGAAATTACTTTTATGGTAGACAATTATCAGTCTCTTTACGACGAACTTATTTCAGCATACAGAGAGACTATACGATCTACTGGTAATAACGATTTTCTATAATTTATGGGCACTATAGATACGGTATACAGAAAACTTTATAGCGACGATACGTCCGTAGAAATGATAGTCGACCGTATGTCTAAAAAAATGGACTTAGAAACGTACCCCTGGGACAAATGTATTGCAGACCAGACAAAAAAATACGGTGCTGAAGCGGCGCCTAAAATTTGCGGTTACATTAAAAATAAATACGGTAATTAATGAAAGACTCTATATTTGCAATTTTTAAAAAAGTTAGCGGCTTTGATAGCTCTAAAAAAGTAAGCTTAGCAGCCTCAGACGAACTAGAATCGGCTATTAACGAAGCTGAGACATATTCAGACGTAATAGACCTAGACGGCGCTATAAACGGCTCTAAACAGCTTATACAAGCCTATGAAGACTTTAAGCTACAAGCCGAAACTTACTATAATGAGTTTGAAAACGTAGACAACTGGTATACGACACTTGAAGACAAAAGAATAGCTTTAGAAGACAAATTAAACAGTTACGAAGCCTTAGCCGACGAACTAGGAATAGACCCTAAAACTTCAGATTCTTATGTTTACGGCGACGAATTACTTTTTATGTTAAATGAAGAGTATACTAAGTACAACGAATACTATAACGACATAAATGACGCTTATACAATATCATCTGAAAATTAATCTAAATAAAAATCAATATGAATACAAGTGAAATGTTAAGCCAAATTAAGACTATTCTAGGCGCGAAAGTAAACCTAGCTCAGCTTATTTTGGATAATGGAACCGTCCTGGAAGCTGAAAGCTTTGAAAAAGACGGCGCGGTTTTTATCGTAAGCGGTGAAGACAGAATAAGCCTACCGGTAGGCGAATATACAATCGAAGACGGTCGTATGTTAAAAGTTACTGAAGAGGGTATTATAGCTGAAATTGCTAGCGAAGCTGTTAGCGAAGAGTTAGAGACTGAAGAGGTTATTATCGAAGCGCCTGAAGAGGTAGCCGAAGAGGTAGCTAAAGTAGTGGAAGCTGTAGTCGAAGTATTAGCACCTATAATGGACGAAATACAAAAAGACGTAGAAGAGTTAAAAAAGAAATTCGAATCAATTCCAGAAGCTGAAGAAGAAGGCTATAAAGACGGAATAGCAGACGAAAAAGAAGACGAAAAGGAAAAAATGAGCTCTCAGAAATTAGCAGCTAGAAAACCTTTAAAACATAAGCCGGAAGCTCAAACAGCTAAACCAAATATGGCGTTTTCACAAAACAGAAACCATAACACTATATTAGACAGAGTTATGACTAGAGTATCAAAATTAAAATAATTAATAAACAATCAATAAAATGAGAAACATTAAAAATAGAAACGTAGCTTTAAGAACTATTCCAGGTAGTGCTACTGGTTCAATAGGTAATATTACGACAACCTACGAAGGTCAATACGCTGGTCAATTTATAGCCGCGGCTTTATTTTCAGGAACTACTCTAGACAAAGGTTTAGTTACTGTTAAGCCAAACGTTAAGTACAAAGAAGTAATTAAAAAGCTAGATATGACAAATATCGTTGTAGCTGGAACTTGTGATTTTACACCAACTTTAGACGCTATTGATTTAGAACAAAGAGTTTTAGAAGTAGGTAGCTATCAAACTAATTTACAAATTTGTAAGTCTGACTTTGAAACTGATTATTTAGCTTTAGAACAAGGCGCGTCAGCTTTCACAGACCTACCAGGATCTTTCGCTGACTTTATGTTAGCTCACGTTGCGGCTAAAATTGCTGAAAGTGTAGAAGTAAATATTTGGGGGGGTGCCGGTGACGCTAACAATTTTCAAGGTTTAGTACCTAGATTATTAGCTGAAGCAAATTCACAAAAAGTAGTATCGGCTCTAACGGCTTGGAGTGCTACAACAATAATCGCTGAGCTCGGTTCTATAGTAGACGCCTTATTGCCAGAGGTTTACGGTAAAGATGACCTACATTTATATTTGCCAACGGCGGCGTTTAAAGCCTATGTTCGAGCTCTCGGCGGTTTCGCTGCAAATACTGGAGCTAACGGTGTAGACGGTAGAGGTACAATGTGGTACGCTAACGGTGGAGCTGGTTTAAGCTTTGACGGAATACCGGTGGCTATGTGCCCTGGAATGCCAGCAACTAACGCTGTTTTAGCCGAAAAAAGTAACCTTTTCTTTGGAACTTCTACTCTGGCGGACATTCAGCAAACAGTTAAATTGTTAGATATGTCAGATTTAGACGGCTCACAAAATGCGAGAGTAATTGTAAGATTTTTCGCTGGGACCCAGGTAGGTGTACCAAAAGACGCTGTAGTATATAGCTTAGCGTAATTAATAATAATCAAACTAAGACGCCAGGCTTAACCGCCTGGTAGACTAGTTTATAATAAATAAAAATATGGCTTGTAGCGCATTAAGTACCGGTAGAGCTCTAAACTGCAAAAATTCAATGGGCGGCTTAAAAGCTGTTTATTTTGCAGACTTTGGCTCAATCGAATTAACAGTAACAGCGGGCGTAGTAACCGCTTTTGTAGGTACCCCTAAACTATTCCAGTACGACCTAAAAGGTACGTCAAATCTCGAACAAACGATAAATTCTAGTCGAGATAATGGAACGGTTTTTTATGAACAAACTTTAAACTTAACTTTGCCTTTTTTAGACGTAGAGACTCAGCAAGAGTTAATAAAAATAATTGAAGCTAGACCTTACGCTATAGTAGAAGACTATAACGACAACTATCTATTTATTGGAGCTGAAAACGGAACCGATAATTCAGGCGGTACTATTGCGACTGGATCAGCAAATGGCGATATGTCAGGCTTTACTATAACTCAGGTCGGAATGGAACGTCTACCGGCGTTTTTTATAGAAAAGGCTGTAGTAACAGCGGCTATTGAAGCTTCGGCGGCGGCACCTACTCAGATTAACCCTAGTAATACAGTTAATCCGTAATTATATATTAAATTTGTTTTTGTTAATTAAGAGCTACCTTTATTGGTGGCTTTTTTTTTTAGCAAAATATATTTTTTTTACGTTATATAAATATGCAAGTATTAAAACCGACTACAGACGAACAAACTTTTTTTCTTATACCTAGAGTATACAATACTGGTTTAACGTTTTCTTTAAGAGACGATACTACAAATAAAAGAGTACCTTATACACCTACTGTAGTTAGACAAAACGACTACTTAAAAATAACTGACGTATTTAATTTAGTAGAGGGTCACTTTTACGATATTATAATAGATGAAAATTTTGACGTTTGGAATACAAATAACGATTTATATAACCTTAGCCCTGACACTTGGAACTCTACTACTAAAAAAGACGTATTTACTATAATAGATAGAATATTTTGCACAGCACAGCCTATAGTACAACTTAACCAAGAGAATTATAACTTAAATAAAGGTCAATATAAAAAAGACGATTCATTCAATAACGACTATATAGTATTTTAAGAAAATGAGTAAAAAGAAAAAAGAGTTTAAAAACAATATACGAGCGCTTAATTTAAGCCAGTATAGCCAGCCGTTAATAATCGAGCAAAAAAATAAAGATTATGTAGAATACGGAGCCGATAATTTATATTTTGATTATTTAATTAATTCCTACCAAGCGAGCCCTACAGCTGTAGCTTGTATAACCGGTATTAGTCAAATGATTTACGGTAGAGGCTTAGACGCTACAGACTCAAATAAGAAGCCTAACGAATACGCTCAAATGAAAAGTTTGTTTACAGACAAATGTACTAGAAAACTAGCTACAGATTTAAAGCTTTTCGGAATGGCAGCTATACAAGTCGTTTATAGTAAAGACAGAACTAAAATATCTGAAGTCGAGCATTTTCCAGTCGAAACTTTAAGAGCCGAAAAATGTAATTACGATAGCGGTGAGATAGAGGCTTATTATTATTTTAATGACTGGGCAGATATAGGACCAGGCGAAGAGCCTCAAAGAATACCGGCTTTTGGATATTCAGACGAAGACATCGAAATACTATATATTAAGCCTTATAGACCAGGATATTTTTATTATAGTCCGGTCGACTATGTAGGCGCTTTAGACTATCAAAATTTAGAATCTGAAATAGGAACTTTTCACATTAACAATGTTAGAAATGGTATGACGCCTGGATTACTTATGAATTTTAATTCAGGAATACCAGATGAGGACCTACAAAACGACATAGAGCGTAAGATATTAAATAAATATACTGGGACGTCGAACGCTGGTAAAATAATTATAGCCTTTAATGACGATAAGGACCAAGCCGCTACAATAGACGCCGTACAATTAAGCGACGCTCATAATCAATATGAATTTTTAAGTAGCGAGTCACAAAACAAAATTTTATGCGGTCATAGAATTACAAGCCCTTTACTTTTTGGAATTAAAAATTCTGGTAACGGTTTTTCGAGTAATGCCGACGAACTCGAAGTAAGCTCTATCTTATTTGATAATACTGTTATAAGACCTTTTCAGGACCTTTTGCTAACAGCTTTTGACGAAATACTAGCGTTTAATGATATTAGCTTAAAACTATACTTTAAGAGCTCTCAGCCCTTAGCTTTCGTAGACTTAGAAAACGCTCAGTCAGGCGAAGAGATTGAAGAGCAAACCGGAATTAAAGAAAACGAAAAAAGTGAGCTTAAAATGATAGACGGCTACCAAGCCTACGAATCAATTAAAGAAGCTGAAGACCAGGCTAACGTTTTGGGCTGTATGGGCTATCACGAACACCTAGACGAAAATAACAAAATGTGGTATATGCCTTGCCAGCTACATACGGACCTAAGCAAAAAAGACGATAGACCGTCACTTACAGACGATTTAAAGGACGCAATACTAAAAGAGTACGCTTCACTAGGCGAAGACGAAGAGGCTATCTTAGAAGACTTTGAATTGATTGACAGCCGACCGGCTAATGATTATGACAAAGCTTTAAATGACAGTCTAAATTTTGCTACTGAGTTAGCTTTTGTACCTAAAAGTACGCCTAATCAAAAATCTGAACAAGACACTAGTATTATTAAAGTACGCTATAGGTATTACGGTAGTAACAATCCTGAAAGAGAATTTTGTAGGGATATGTGGGCAGCTCAAAAAGTGTATAGAATGGAAGACTTAGACAAAGAGTCCGGAGCCAATTCAACGTTAAGTCCATCAGGATCAAGCACTTACAACTTATGGTTATACAAAGGCGGTGTTAATTGCAAACATTATTGGGAGCGTAGAACGTACTTAAGAAAAAATAATAAAAGAATTACAGTAACAGAGGCTAGACGTAAAATAACAGCTTTAGACCCTAGCTTAAGAGACGAAGCGAGAATAGAAACAAACGTACCTGAAGTAGCTCAAGTCGCTGAGCCTCGGAATAACTGGTGGTCGTTAAAACCAGGATATAGAAGTTAAAATTATGGCAGAAACAGCACTATTTATAAATAGAACAGACTTAGTTAGAAATACGATTATAGCCGGATCAGTAGATACCGACAAATTTATTATGTTTATTAAAATAGCTCAGGTTATGCACCTACAGAACTATATGGGTTCGGCGTTATATAATGAAATTTCTAATAAAATACTAGCCAGCCAATCGGCTAACCCAGTACCGGTAGACGCTGACACTACAGAGCTACTAAACGAATATTTGCAGCCTATGCTCATACATTTTAGTATGGTAGACTATTTGCCTTTTAGCTCCGTAGAGTTAAGAAACGGCGGTCTATATAAGCATACAGCCGAAAACGCAACTAGTCCTAGTAAAGACGAAGTAGACTTTTTAGTACAAAAACATAGAAATTTTGCAGAATTTTATACTAGACGATTTATTGATTATATGGCATTTAATGCAGCTAGTAAATTCCCTAAATACTGGCAAAATAGAAACGACGAAATGTACCCTGATATGAGCGCAACTTTCACCGGCTGGATATTATGAAAAAAATAGAATATAAAATAAAACCTAAAAACTTTAATAAGTTAATCTCTTATTTAAAAAAAGACGAAAAACCTTTATTAACGGTAAATAAAATAAAAAATGGCAAATTTAACAAATAAATTAATTAGTGAAACTTATAAGTCTCTATTAAAAACTGGCGATAATTTACCTTTAAGCGGTTCACCTACATTATTAACAGACGGTGACGGTAACAGCTCAGGCTTAACTATTGATACAGCCGGTAACTTTAAGGCAGCTGGAAAAGTTACGTTTGGTACTGGTTTAGAAGACGACGCAACCCAAATAAATATAACTAAATTTGTTAATGCGTCTGACGGCATAGAAAATAACGACAACGATACCAGTCTACCAACTTCAGCAGCAGTTAAAAAATATGTAGATACAAACGTAACGGCTCAAGATTTAGATTTTGAAGGCGATAGCGGTACCGGTGTAGTAGATTTAGATAGTGAAGTTTTTCAGATACTAGGTAACGGCGGTTTAGTTACTGACGCAAATAACAATAAGATAACTATAGACGGTAGCTCTTTAGAAAATGCTATAGTTACAAATACCGGTAATATAGCGACGAACGTCACAAACATAGCGACTAACGTAGCTGGAATAGCTGGCAATGCCGCTGACATAGTAACAAACGAAGAGGCTATAAGCGAAAACGGTTCTGAAATAGCGTCAAATACGGTTAGTATAAATACTAACACCGGTAATATTACAACTAACACCGGAAACATAGCCGCCAATACAACTAATATAGCGACCAACGTTACAAATATAGCTAGTAATACTACAGCTATTACTAATAATACGTCAAATATTGCTACAAACGCAACTAACATAGCTACTAACGTAAGTAACATAGCTACTAACGTAGCTAACATAGGAACTAATACAACTAACATAGCGACTAATACGGCTACAGGCGTAACAAACGCGGCTAATATAGCAACGAACGTAACTAACATTACGACCAATGCCACTAACATAGCTACTAATGCCGCTGCAATAACTACTAATGAAACTAATATTGCGACAAACGCGACGAATATAACTAGTAATACTACGGCTATTACTACTAACGCTGCGGCTATTATTACTAATGCCGACGATATAACAGACAACGTTAACGATATTGCACTAAATGCAATCGACATAGCTCTTCGCCTTAAATTAGCTGGTGGCACTATGAATGGCGATATTGAAATGCAGACTAACGCATTAAAATTAAACGGTTTTAGAATTATAAACACTGGTGCAACCGCTGTAGATTATGACGCAAGAATTGAGCTATTTGGAGTTTCGGCTTCTAAATTGACTATCGCTAATGCCAACGGTCAAATAGATACGAGTAGTAATAAATTTAATGTTAATGCTAACGAAACAGAAATTAACGGCGGCTTTGTAGGTATAAATACAGCATCAGTTAATCCACAAGACCAACTTCACGTTAACGGAACTATAAGAGCCGCTTTGTCTGGGTCGTCAGGTACCGCTACCGGCTGGGCGTTTAAAGGTATAAACAATAACGGAAACGGAGTTTCTGGTTTATATTATGACAACAATTCTGCGAGAGTAATTTTAAAAAACAGCTCTAACGTTCAGACAGTAAAAATTTCAGCTGACACTACTGACAGTTATTTTAACGGCGGTAATTTTGGTATAGGAACTACTACTCCACAAAAGAAGTTTGAAGTACAAGGTACAGTTAGACTTAACACATTAGACATTTTTAGTAGCTTTAATAGTATGTTTTTAAGTAGTGGTTCTGGTACTACAATTTACTTTGGGGAGCCTATTGGTGGTAACGTTCAGAATATTTCAGCAAGTGGAACAATAAAATCTAGTACGAGTATTCAGTCTGGAAATAATACTTCAGCCGCTTCGGCTGTATTAGCCGGCTCACAAAGATATTATGTAAGCGGTAATAATAGCTATTTAGATATGTGTATGCAAACTGGAGCCGCTACGTATGCCTGGGTTAATATTAAAACAAATAGCTGGTAATATTATAAATAAAATAAAAAAATTATGACAAATTACGAATGGAATTGTAAAACTGTAGAAGTTAGACCTTTAGAAGACGGTCAAACAGACGTAGTATATAACGTTAATTGGATAGTAATAGCTACGTCGGACGTATTAGACCCAGACGGAAAAGCTTATACCTCGAAAGTTTTAGGAGAACAAACAGTAACTTACAACCCAGATAATCCGTTTATACCGTTTTCAGATTTAACTAACGAAATTGTAACAAATTGGACTCAGTCAGCTATGGGTAGTGAACAAGTTTCTAGTATAGAATCTTACGCTGAATCTTTAATTAACGATTTAATTTCACCTACAAGCGTTACGTTAACAATAGAAAATTAATATTTTATAATGACTAAACCAACTGAAGTTTATAAAGTTTTAGAATTGAATAGTATAGTAAAAACTGGTTTAATTACCGAAGCTACTATTCAGTATAAACTAATTTCTACATATTATAAAAAAGAAATTGCAACTGAAGAGGTGATTAATATAAAATTTAATAATACAAATTCAGATAGTTTTATAAATTTTGAAAACGTATTAGAGTCAGACGTTATAGAATGGTTTAAAAATATAGAAGGCGTTACGGCTCTAACTAATATGGAAAAGTATGTTTTAAGTGTGCATACTGAAGCTGTAAACGAAATTAAAAACAGAAAAGAAACCGGTGATTTTCCGGCGTCCTGGAATTAAAATGGAAATGCAAGATATAAAATTATTAGGAATGAACGCTACTAGCTTTGCTATGAGCTTTTCAAACATAGATACAACTTTAAAAATAATTCTTTTAGTTTTATCTATAGGCTACACTTTACAAAAGTGGTATTTAATGAATAAAAACAGAAAAAAATAATTTAAAATTATGGCAAATAGTATCGGCTGGGGTCAAGTGTATTGTTATTCCGAATGGGGTGATGAAAGTAATAAATTAGCGGTTCCGGAGTTTCCTATATTTTGCTCTTTAAAAGACAGTAATTGCGGTACAACTTACAACGATTCAGACGGCGCGGTTTTTCCTGAAAGACTTGTATATAATTTAGGTGCCGTCGGTCAAACTACTTTAGATTATGAAGCGTTCGGCATTCCGGATAAATGGGTTATAATACAAGACGGTGTAGAAATATTAAATACCGGTTATAGAGGTGACTTGTCCGAACAAGCTGATTTAAACGCGGCGTTAGCAGCTCTAGGTTTACCACCTGAAACGATTCAAGGACCGGCAGCTGGTAGCTCAAATTTTATAGTTAACAATTTAACACCTATTTACGTTTATATATATGCACCAATGACCGGAACGGCGTTCCAAACGACAGTACAATGTTTACCTTAAAAAAATATTAAATGATTAAACACTTAAGAAAATTAGCAGACTGGCTAGAATGTAATAAAGCTAAAAGATATATACGTTGGAATGACTACCTAGAGTCTAAAAAAGTAGAGGTTATAAACTGTAAAAAATGCAAATGCGAAAAATAGAAAAGATTATAATACACTGTACGGCAACCGCTGAGGGCAAAGATTATAGCGTAGACACTATACGAAAATGGCATTTAAAAAGAGGCTGGAGAGACATAGGCTATCATTACTTAGTACAACTAGACGGAACCGTAAACGAAGGTAGACCGATAGAGCAAAGCGGCGCACATACTTTAAATCAAAATTTTAATTCTATAGGTATAGCATACGTCGGCGGCGTAGAGTCTAAAAGAAAAAAAGGTAAGTGGATAGCTAAAGATACTAGGACCGAAGCTCAAAAAGAAAGTCTAGTCGATTTACTTTGTCAGTTAAAAGACTCTTACGGCGGTATAGTATACGGTCATAATAATTTTAGTAGTAAAAGCTGTCCTTGTTTCGACGCCAAAAAAGAATACGAAAATATATCGTTACGTTACTAAATGGAAAATTCTGAGTTTAACATAATTATTTTATTCCCTAAGTCTTTTTTAATAGGTATTAGCTATTTAGAGCCTGAGCCTAAATTTGACTACGAAGAGGTTAATATTTTCTTAGGTATATTACAGATTCAAATACGTTATTAATGAAAAAAATACTAGAGTTTTTAGGTAGTAATGTTTTTAAAGGCGTAAGCGATCTACTAGACGATTTAATAACTAACGACGAAGAGCGTTTAGAAGCTAAGCGTAAAATATTCGAGACGTTAAAGCAAAAAGAAAACGAACTTCAGCAAATGCAAGCCGACGTTATTATAGCTGAGGCTAGGGGTAATTGGCTTCAAAGGTCCTGGCGTCCTATACTAATGCTAGCGTTTGGGTTTATAGTCGTTTACTGTAAATTTATAGCTCCGTTGTTTAACCTACCAATTCCGGCTTTAGAAAATGAATTCTGGAATTTACTGCAAATAGGTATAGGCGGCTACGTAGTCGGTCGTAGTGGCGAAAAGATAGCCAAGGTATACGCTAGTACCAAATAAACGCGTAAGGCTCGTAAAACGCTTCTAATTGCCTTATAATAGTATACTACTAGTATATTAGTATATATATATATATATTACTAGTATATATAATCTAGTATATAATAGTATACTACTAGTATATAATAGTAAAAAATATGTAACTTTTTTATAACTGACAAATATTTAGCAGTTTTTTTTTTATTATAATTTCAATACTTTTACTTTATGGAACAACAAGATAAAATCTTAAAAATACTAGGCTATAAAACCTGGTCCGATAATCGTAAGGTAGACGCTTTGCTAGAAATAGACGTTAATATGTATACAAATCTAGGAACCGACAGCAGTAAAACCGAGAGGTCTAACGTTGCTAAAGAGAGTAGGTTTATATATAGAGCTATAAAAAGTATTGACGAAACCCTAGGAAAACAATTACTTAGGACGCAATGATTAAAAAGAAGCCTAAAAAACCAAGCCGAAAACTTTTAGTTAAAAAACTAGACACTATATTTAGTGAATACGTAAGACGTAAAGACGCTGACTTAAACGGTATAGTTAAATGCTACACTTGCGAAAAACGCGCTTACTGGAAGGGTCAAGGTATGCAAAACGGACATTTTATCTCTAGAGCTTCTAGGATCCTACGCTGGTCCGTAGACAACTGTAGACCTCAATGTTATGCTTGTAATTGTATGCGATACGGACAAAACTATATATTCGCTATGAATCTAAACGAAGAGTTTGGTTACGACATAGCGTCTGAGTTATTAATTAAATCTAGAGAGACAATAAAACAAGCCGATTTTGAGTTAATAGAATTATATGAAAAATATAAGTTATTAGTAGAAAAATTATAGTATATTCGCTTAGTGATTATTTCATTATCGTAGTTTTAAATTAGGGACGTTGTTAGGAGCGTCTCTTTTTTTTTGTCTTATTTTAAAAAGTTTTTATTTTTTTATGCTAGTTATTAACAATAAATTTATATATTGCACAAAAACTAAACGATATGACATATTCCGAAGACCTAATTAAATTGCATCGGTACCAAATAGAAGCTTTGCAAGCTGAAAATTTACGGCTTACTAGTCTATTAGCGGTTGAAAGAGCTAAACTAGAAGTAGCTGAAGACTTAATAAATGAAAACAATTTTATTAACCAACTTAATAGTGAACACAATAAATTAAATCTTAAATATCAAAACAATGGAAAATCAAATTTTAAAAGGTAAAGTTACAAAAGTAGTCTCAGACGGTAAATGGACTGACTTTAACAAATTCAAAGTAGAGATTGAAAACTCAAACAAAGAACTAGGTGAATTTAATTTTTTAGCTAGAGGTGAGTTTAAAAAACAAATTGGCGACGACATCGAGTTTATTATTAAAAACGAAATGTATAAGTCAGCTAAAATTTATTATAAACCCTTAGATATATAAAACTATGAAAAACGGAAAAATCACACACATTGACCCTAACGGCGTCTGGAATGACAAAAGTAAATATAAAGTCACATTTGCAGACGGTAACCAGTATACATTTTTTGCTATAGGCGATTTTAAATTTAGCGTAGGCGAAATTATTAATTACGAGGTTACAAACCAGGAATACAAAAACGCTAAGATACCTAAAGACCAGTATAAAACTATAGAGCCTATGCCAGATTCAAATTTAATAACAACCGTAAAGTCTTACGACAAAAACGATATGATTATTAAACAGACTTGTTTAAAGGCTTCAGCTGAGTTTAACGCACAAAGAAGCGTAGGAATAGAAGACTTAATAAAAGACGCTGAATTAATGTATAACTGGGTAAAACAATAAGGTATGGAAAGTAAAAGAATGGAATACAAGCAAGAATTTATAAATAGTATAATTCCTAAAATTGGTAAAAAAGACTTTATAACTTGTGAGCTTCACATAAACGCCCAGGAACTTATAGACATATTTACTAAACATAAAAAACATATTGAAAGTAATAACGGTTTTTTTAGTGTTTCTATACTGAAGTCTTTAAAAGACGAATCTAAATTGTATACTAAGTTTACGCAACTAGTAGAGGTTAAGGAAAACTCAGTAAGTCACAAAGAGCAAATGCCAGACCGAAATACTGTAGAGTCTGATCTACCTTTTTAACAAAATAAAACAGTAAGTTTATAGCCGATTAATTTCGGCTTTTTTTATCTTTAATAATCACTTAAAAACTATACGATATGTTTGTAGACTTTAATAGTCAAATAGAGACGATTCATAAAATTAGAACTGGGCAAATTAAAACCGGCTTAAAGCTAGGTATACCAGAAATAGATACGCATTTTGTTTTAAAGCCTTCAGACTTAAATTTATTTCTAGGACACGCTAACGTCGGTAAAACTTCTATAGTGTTATTTACTATGCTATGCTACAGCGTTAAGCATAACTGTAAATGGTTAATATACAGCTCAGAAAATGAGCCCTACGAATTAATAAGAAAACTACTAGAATACTTAATTGAAGAGCCTATAGAGAGAATCATTCCTGAAGACTTTAACAAAGGAACTGAGTTTATAAAAAATCACTTTAAGTTTATTTCTAACGAAAGACTGTATACTTATAAGGAATTAATAGAAGTAGCCGAACGAGCTAAGATAGGTTTTAAATACTCAGGTTTTCTAGTAGACCCTTATAACAGTTTAGCTAAAGATAGGACCGTAGCAAAGGCTTTAGGTATGCACGAGTACGACTACGAGGTTTTAAGTACGTTTAGAATGTACTGTCAAAGAAATAAAATATCTTTATGGTTATGCGCCCACGCTAATACCGAAGCTCTTAGAAGAGTTTATAAGTCACCGCACGAATACGCTAACTACCCTATGGTTTGCGAGTCAAGCTCTATTGAAGGCGGCGGAAAATTCGTCAACCGTTGCGATTCTTTTGCGGTGGTACACCGTTTTATACAGCACCCTACCGACTTTATGTATTCCTTTTTACATATAAAGAAAATAAAATCTATAGAGACTGGCGGTCGGTGTACTAGCTTAGACGCTCCTATAAAAATGAGGGCACTTATTAACAACGTAGGCTATTCTATTAACAATGAAAGTATAATAAAAACACTAAAACTAGCAAACGCTCCTTTTTAAATTTTATATATTCAGTATGTGAATATTTTAGAAAAACTTTATAAAAAGCATAAAACTTGGCTAGAAATAACCGAATCTTTTGGGGTTAACAAGTCCACCGCCCAGGACATCGTCTCCGAACTTTATATAAAAATAGACAACTTTATTAAGTTAAAGCCGAATAATTCTTTAATGTTTAGCGACAACGAAGTCAACTATTATTTTATCTATGTATCAATTAGAAATTTAGTATTTGACTTAAAGCGTAAAGAAAAAAAGGTATCATTTGAACCTATTAAAGATAAATACTTTGCAGAAATTGAAGACTTTGACGCTGTAGATACTGACGACTACGCAAAGCATAAGGTTATTAATGACTGGTACGAAGACGAAAGTTATTTAGAAATGCTAGAAGACGCCCAGCTTTTAGAAGACTTTTCAGAAGACAAAATGAAAGTTTACTATATACGTAGAATATTTAAAGAAGTTTTTTTAGAAAATACAAACGTTAGCAAATTATCTAGAAACACTAATATAACTTATTGGAGTCTTAGAAATACTATTAAAAACATAAAAAAGCAAATAAAAAACGACTATGAATTTAGGAAACATATTAGAGACGATTTTTAAATATACCGGTATACAATGGCTTGTTAAAAAACTAGTAATAGATATTTTAGGCTACGAGAGCTGCGGCTGCGAAGACAGAAAAAAAGCTTTAAACAATATTACAATAATTAGAAAATATGACAAAGAAGACGTTAAGTAAAGAAGACTTTAAATACTGGGGTAATTTTAGAGACAACGCTAAAGACCGAATCTCAGGATCTGAATTTAAGAGACTAAGCCTTATTCATTCAGAGCTTTTTTCGCACCGATATTATTTGCCTTGTACTTGTAACCCAGCCGGTATACAGAAATTTATAGACGACATTAATAATGTTTACGATTTAATGAATACAAATAATCACATTAAATAATAAAACAAATAACAAAGCTAGCAAATATTGGCAAATGGATATAGATAAAACAACTAAGTTTGAAAAGGCTACAGTACAAATATTAAACTTAGACGGCTGGAATTTAAAACATATAGGCGGTATGTCTAGATACGACGCTAAAGGCTTTACGCCAAAAGGACACCCAGCTGTATTAGAAATGAAATTTCGTACTAAATACTACGAGGGCAAAATGATAGAAAAAAAGAAATACGACGCTTTAATGTCTATGCCTGGCGACATTGTAAAACTTTATTTTGTAGCCGATCCTAAAGGTAACTATCTATTTTGGTTAAATGATATGTCTATGCCTACTCTAGAAACCGTTAGAGCTTCTAAAACTACATACTGGGGGGGTGACAAAGAGACTAAAGAAGTATACTATTTAAACGAAAGTAAAGCTAGTATAGTTACCTATAACGAAGTGGACCCACAGCCAAGCCCTTGGGCTGAATATTTTAGCAAAGAAAACGAAAGTAAAAAGAAATAATAAACAACGCTTGTTAAGAAGTTTATTTATTGTATATTGCTAACCTAAACTATATACGATATGGAAACAAAAAACAACAATGTATTAGACATCGAAGAGCTAACTTTTTTCAATGAATTTCAGCTATTAACTACTCTTTTAAAAAATTGGAATGAAAAGGCTGAGCAAAAGAAAATTACAGACAAAGCCCAGCAAGAGTTAACAAACGCTAGTAGCGCCTTAAGCAAAATAGGAATGTACGTATTAAACCTACAAAGTAGACAACGGACATACGATATACAATTAAGTAAATGGCGAATGAAAAAACTAGAAGCTGAAGCCGAAACTAAAAAGCTATACCAAACTTTAGTAGACTCAAAAATAGAACTATGAAAAATTACGAGATCGAATACTGGCGGTATACCGAAGACGGTTACGATAATGAGTATATAACGGTAGAAGCAAAAAACGAAACTGAGGCATTAACAAAGGCAAAGTCTTTAACTAGATTTTCTAAAAGACATAAAATATATGAAAAATAAAATAAAATTATTAGACGGTAAATTATACGACAAAAAACCACTATTAGAAAAAATGCTAGACGATAGCTTTTATTACGGTGAACTTAATAAATTAGCCTTAAGTAGCTCTAGCCTTAAGTTAATGTTAGACAGTCCTAAGACTTATTATTATATTACTAAGTACGGTCAAAATTCTAGCAGCCCAGCTTTGACAGCCGGTCATTTATTTCACCTAGCTATATTGGAGCCGGAAAAATACGCCGACTTAAGATTTATAGACGTACAAAGTAAAAACACTAAAAAGTTTAAAGAGGCTAAACTAGAGTACGGCGAAGTATATACCGCTAAAGAGCAAAACGATAATAACAGACTTATAGACGCTTTTTATAAAAACCCTAAAGCTGTAGAATTACTGGGCGACAGTACGACCGAGGTCCCAGGAATCGTAGATATATACGGAAAACCTTTTAGAGCAAAGGCTGACATACTAAAAAACCAAGGCGGCATAGTAGATTTAAAAACAACGGTAGACGTTCAAAACTTTAATAAGTCAGCGTACCGGTATAAGTATCATTTACAAGTCGCTATATATTGCGAAGCGTTTAACTGTAGTTATAAAGACTTTACTTTTTTATGTATTGACAAAGCTAATCTAGATATTGGAATTTGGAACGTTAGCGAAGAGTTTTACGAGTACGGACGAAAAGAGCTACAAAAAGGTATAGAGCTATACGACACCTACATAAGAGACGACTTTGACATAAACGATTATACAATTCAAGGGACGTTGTAAAAATAAATAAAATGAAACAAAAGAAGTCAACTCAGGCGCAAAGAATAACCCAGCTAGAAAACGCTGTAGTGAATTTACATAACTTAATCTTAAACTATAATCAAATGGTTTTAGAATTATACAATCAAAAAAATGATAACGGACCCAATACTACACCTTAGCCAAGTCAAACTTACTAACTCGCAAATTAAACGTATAGCCGACTTAGTTATATGCCATACAAAAACCGACATATTTGATAAGTCTAAAAGCCAAAACATAGTAGACGCTAGAGCACTATTCGACTATATAATGAGAGTAGAGTTTAATCAAACGCTTTTTAATATACGAGACTATTATTTGTCTAAAGGAAAAAAACGACACCATACTACTATAATGTATTCGGTTAAGAATTTTACAGACGTCGTTTATAGAAACCCTCACTATTTAGAAATTGTAGAAATCGTCCTAACTAAAGAAGTAAGTCCTAGACAAATAACTAATATCTACGAACAACTAAAGTTTGTTAAAACTAAAAAACAACTAAAGAAAATAAAAGAGTTTATTTCAGAAACAATTAACGAAGCTTAGCAAATTTAAAAAGAATACGTTATATATATAATGAATGACAAAAGTGACACTAAAAAAAAGATGCTAGAAGCCCTAGAATTTAATCTAGGTATTGTTTCGCATAGCTGCACAGCTTGTAACATAAGCCGTCAAACGCATTACCAATGGCTTAAGAATGACGAAGACTACAAAGAAGAGGTCGAAGCTATTACAGAGTCAGCTATAGATTTTGTCGAGTCTAAACTATATGACCGGATCAAACATAATTGTACGGCTAGTATAATTTTCTATTTAAAGA